CTCGTTGGATCCGCAAGATAGGACCTTGGCAGCTCCTTATCTGCGTATGCCTACATACTTCGGTTCTGTTCCTGTCAGTCGGAGCTATTTCCGTAGTCGCATCAAAGCGTTGAATGTGCCAAAGAGGCAAGGAACTCATCAGGAACTCTTGTCGGCAATTGCTGCGCGGAACTTGTCTGCGCCTCAGATTGCAAAACCACAGGATGATAGCGTGCTTATACCGCAGATCTGGAACACCTTTTTGGAGAAAGCTTGCGTTCCGGATGCTAAGCAGTTGCTGGCAGGTTATCGCAGCGATCCGGTTGCTCTTGGGGAGGAAGCATATCGGCAGTGGCAGGCTAAGGCCACGCCGCAGTCAATTGCAACTATCAAGAGTGACTTGGAAAAGTTTTCGCGTTCGATGGCGGAGTTACCTGTTCATGAGTACTTGGCTATGCTGAAGTCGGACGTCAAACCTACTTTGAGTACCAAACCTTTGACTTCGCGGACTGAGCCGCAAGTCATAGTTTATCATGAAAAGTTGGTCTCAAGTCTATACAGCTCTCTTTTCCGTGTCTTGGTTTCACGGTTCTTGTCAATTCTGAAACCGAATTTCCATGTGAATTTGCGTAAGGACTTGGGAGATGTGCGCGACTTTGTCCAAGCCATTCATCCTTTTGGCAGGTCGATGAAATACTTGGAGAATGATTTCTCTAAGTATGACAAGTCGCAGTCGGCCTTCGCCTTTGCTCTGGAAGAGTACGTCTTCCGACAGCTGGGTATGAATGAGGAAATGCTGCAACACTGGATGAAGGGTCATGTGGAATGTCACATTAGGTCTGTCATGACAGGTCTTTCGTTGCATGTCATGTATCAGCGGAAGTCAGGAGATGCTACCACAGCTTTTGGCAATGTCATTCTCAATGTAATCAGTGTGGTCTATGCGTATGCAGCCACTGTGATTGTGTGGGCCGTCTTCATGGGAGATGATTCTTTGATCTGTGCGTCCGTCGTTGGGGCAGCAGATGCACCTGTTCAGTCTCTTGCTGAAATCTTCAATTTATCGGCAAAAAGCTATGTTACGGATTCTCCGTATTGGGCTTCCAATTTTGTCGAAATAGATGACAACAATGAGAGTGTGGCCATGGTTCCGGATCCAATCAAACGAATCGAAAAACTGTCTATGCACGTGGAGGCTTTAAACCCTCAATGGCAAGACCGTTATCGGAGCTATTGTGAGGCCATTCGGCCTTACAACTGGCAGGCTAATACCGCGGGTTTAGCTAGACATGTTTCGGAGAGGTATCCAACAATATCGAGAGAGAGCGCTGGTATGTTGCCTGGGGCTTTGGCAACTGTCGGCGAATCTTTCCGTACCTTCCGAAGTATGTGGGAAGAAGAGGAAACGGTTTCCTTGTATTAGGAGACGTCGTTTGCTCATGACGGCAGTTTGGTTCAACACCTTACTTGCTCGTAGTGAGAGAAATTTGCTTTGCAGATTTAGTGCTTCAACAGCACAGTGTGCGTTTAGGACGCAGTCGATTGGTCAGTAGATAGTTGCTATAGCGTTAGTCTGGAACAGACTTTAAACTCACCACTCTTTTCTGCTTAGGTTTCCGCCTAAGCCTTCTATATTTCAGCTTGCTCATTAACACATTGAGCAAAAAAAAAAAAAACACGCG